ACCAAGAAAAAGAGGCTTTGCTGAAAAGACTTAATTTTGCAAAAATAGACAGCGATGCTCGGGCTAATGCAACAGTAAGAGGCTTAAACCGACAGTTAGGTATTGGGGATAGAGATGTAGATCCTGTTACAGGACTTCCTCGTCCGGGGTATACTATGAATAAAGATATGAACCCCCTAGGAGTTATTTACACATTACAACCGTCGCAAATTGATCCTGCAACAAATGCTTTTACTCCAGCAACGTATAAAAAAGTAGAACTCTTGGGTAAGCCCCCGAAAGTAATTACCGCACTAGATGTGGTAGAAAAAACCACGGGGCAAGCGGTGGAAAAAGGAGGCACAGGTTTTTTAGTTGCTAATAAGGGAACAGAAATTCCTCGTGATAACTTGGGCAACTATGATTTTAACTCCCGCAATGTACTCTATATTCCTAAGAATAGTACTGAACTAGAAAATATTGGTCTAGCGTCAAGGTATATAGAAGACGGTTTAAAAGCGGAGAATTTGAATTCTACAGATTTAGATAAAGTCATCGACTTTTTAGGTACTAACCTACTAGCTGAAATAGAAAAAACAAAGAAGGAAGGAAAAGGGGATTTAAAAGGTACGTATTTTAGACCTGTAACATCTTTCTTATCCATAGACTTGTTTCCCAACCTATACAAAAACCAAAAGTTTCTTAAAGAAATTGTTCTTCCAAGTTTAAGCACTGCGGGACAGTCTGAACTAATGAGAGAATTAAATATACCCACCAATAATCCTGTTGAAGTAGATGCTGAAGGCGGTGTTACGATAAGTACCGATCCGTTTAATGGGTTAAGTTGGGCGAAAAATGACGAAGGGGATTTTAACGCAGACTTTGTAAAAGTTATGAGTGAAGGAGCGGCTAACTCTGATCTTTCTCAAGAAAGGTTGTATAAAATACTAAACGGCTTAAGCGAAAACCAAGCCAGAAAATTCTTTAATACAATGAAACAAACCCAAGCTTTCATAAAAACAGAGGGAAATGCACCTGTTTCTTATGATATGCAGGGCATGCCTACTTTTAATCCCAACGCGTTACTGGGTACTCAACTAGGAGATGATATTAGAAAGGCTCTATCTCCATTTAAAACTAACCCAAAACTTTTGATAAGTATGACACAAGCATTTTTTGGAGAGGATGCAGTTGAAGGGTTTGCGGGCCGAACCGCTGGACAAGATCCATCTGGACTTATCACCAAAGCTTTAAATGTAAAGCCGGGAAGTATAGGTCAAATGATTACGGCTACTGACGCGATAATTAAAGATGCTGATAGTCTTATAACATTGGTTGAAGAATACGATGCAAAGGGTGGACTTTCTGGTCAACTCAAAACAACATTTGAGGGCTTTAAGGCTCAATCACTTGAAATTTTAAATAGCTTTACGAGTACCTTTTCTGGTAGGGAGATGAATGACAATCTTAGAGCAAACATAGAATTGATTGAAAGCACTAAAGCAGAACTTGCAAATGACGAAGTTAACGTTGAGAAACTGGTACAAGCACTTCAAACCAGCCTACTATACAATGTTGCTTCAATGCTACAGGGCGGGGATTTCCGTAATATTTCCGACTACGACGTTAGGTTAGCGCAGGGGCGTATAGGTAGTTTAACAAATATGTTTAATGATCCTGAGTCTTCATTAGCTGTGTTAAGACAGCTTAAAGCTGAAGCTGAATTTAGAAAAACAATAAATGAAACTTATCGTGGAAATAACTACGAAAAGACTGCGGCGGCTATGCTTGTTAATCAAATATTTGCTCCAATTTCAAACGTTGATGCATTTGTCGGTAGTATTGAAGGAAAAGAGAATATTGGAACTCTTACAACGGAACAAGAACGGGCGATTCAACAGCAGATTTCAAGTAAGGATTCAAAGGTTCCAGTTCCTTTAGCTGTAAGTGACGCGCAAATTCTTAAAAAGGCTGAGGAAGAGGCTAGAAAAAAGGCTGAGGAAGAGGCTATAAAAAAGGCTGAGGAAGCTCTCCAACAAATAAGCTCATCTGACCAACTACCCGTGGTTGAATTTGGTGGCATAAAGTCTCTTACAGACGAGGATAACATGACCATTTCACAAGTCGTACAAAGTATAAAAGACAGTGAAGAAGAGGGAAATGACAAAGCTAAACAAGCGATGCTAGCCCAAGAACGGTTGGTAATAAGGAACGGAGAAGCTTTTGTAAATTTACAACAAGGTCTTGTGCGTTTTAGTGATATCGTGAATGCGCTTCAAACAGAAAAACGGTCACCTTTTTAAAGGAAAGATAAATAGCCATGTCTCTATCCCAAAGTGAAATTGAAAAAATCCTAAGTTTAGACTTAAGTCGTTTATCCCCCGACCAACCCGCTTCTGTAGGTGTTCTTAAACAACCAGAAACTTTAGACCGTGGGGAAATGGATTTTTCTCGTCCTAAAAGTTTTAAAAGCCCTTTAACCGAAGATGCAAGCCCGGATTATTATTACAATAACTACTATAAACCGTTTCCTATAGTAGGAGAAAGCCCTGAAGATTACGCGGCAAGAGAGAAAAAAATTAAGGACAGTTTATTAAACGCAACGGCGTATACGACTGAAGAGCCGGCTGATACTGGAGCCTTTTTTGGTAATCGGTCTGCTGTGTATTTAGTTAATCCCACGACTAACGAACCTGTATTTAATACAGTGGAGGATATTGCTAAAGAACTTGTCACAAAGGGTGCTACCCGCCTAATTAGGGGCGACTTTATTGGCCCTGAAGACTTTCGTAATCGTGTAGAGACTACACTACCTGTATTGGAGTACTTAAGAACGAGAAAACAAGCTCTAGAGGCTGAACGACGGGGGGATATTCGTGAAGCTGGACCAACGGCTATTCCAGAGGCGATGACTAAATTTGTTGCTGGGCCTAAGGCGGAGGGTGTTGCAGACTTTATAAACAGAAGATTCCCTGATGTGTTTCTAGGTCCAAAAGCACAAGCAGGTAAAATGATAGAGTTAATGGAGAATGAGTTTAAGGATGTAGGAATTAACCCGTATCTTTTAAGAGAAATAGGAATCGCAGAAGAAACCGGAGTTTTAGATGCACAAAAAGCGGTTTTACGTACAAAAGAAGCTATAACTTTTGGCCCTGAGCTTTTGGAAGGTGCAATTACTAACGGCTTTAGTTTAGCGGCTGGTATCTACGATTTTTTTACAAGTCCAAATGGAGACTATAGAGTTTATGATGAAAACGGTGATCCAAGAATAGATTATTTAAAATTTGATTCTGCCGCCGAGACTCTCTCACAAAGCGCAAACATACCTCTTGAATTAGCCACTGCTCTAATAGCAACAAGTCCCACATTAATTGATAGAACAGCAGGTGTAGCTCCCTCCGTTGTGAGTGACTTGGCACTCGTAGGAGGAGGACGTATTGCTTTAGCTTACAATGGAATGCGAAAGTTTAAAAAGTTTTTACAAAAGACGTATAAGGTCAACACATTAGAGGAAGCGGCTAAATTAGGAATCCCTGCTAAAGACGTCATGAACCGATACTTTGGACAGGTCGGAGGGTTTGCAAATTTAAGTTTTTTACCTTCCAAACTAGGAAAAGCCTTAGACCGATTTGCCCGAGTCAGTCGTGCCAGAGACATAGATATAATGGGACAGGTTTCAGTGCAAACCGGGCGATTGGGAAGAGGAGCGTTAAAAGGAAAAAGTGCTGTAGAAGTTGCCTTGTCTAGTAAGCAAAAAAAGCTAAATAAAATAATTAGGGATTCACAAGAGGAATTAGACAAGTTAAAAGACACGGCAGAAACCGTAACACGGCGAACTGCACTAGAACAAAAAATAGCGCGTTCAACAAAAGAGCTTGACAGTATACGGGCAGAAATAAATTTGCCTCCATATTTGCAATCATTAGCTAGAGAATTTCCAGCGCAAGCAATAGGTATTGGCACGTTTGCACAAATAGTTCAGGATGGCATAGGAACTAATGACCCAGCTACGTCTCTTACTCTTCAATTGTCTGAAGCAGGAGGTGCAGTAGCGGCGGCGTTAGCACCCGCAACGATGCAAAAAGGTGGTCTCTCTATTATCGGAGCACCTCTACTCGTGCCCGTAGCAGTTTTAAAGTTGGGAAAAACAGCCCTCGTTGATAGTGAAAAAGTACTTCCAAAAGCCGCTCAAGATTGGGTATCTGTTCTTAGAACGTTGGAACCAGAACAATATGATCAGGCGGTTGATGCTATAGACACTGCTGTTGCTAACCAAGATAAGCTCCGCCAAATTATTGATCCGACAACCGGGGAAAGGTTGCTTACAGATGATGATGTTACTTTAACTGTAGCAGAACTGATAAACCAGCCTCTTTTAAGAATTCATCAACAAACTATACGAGAGCAGATATCACTTGGTGATATTTCTTCATTTAATGATATAGCTATGGCACTAGGTAATAGCCTGATCAACGAACGTCAGAGTTTAGATAACTTATCTTTAGCTATAACTAAGTTAAATAGAGCAAACTTAAGTGGTGCAGACGAACAGTTTAGAGTAGACTTAAACGCTATTTACAAAGCTTTAGATTCAGAACTAAACTTTAAATTAAATGAGCTTGAAGCGGGCATAGACTCAGCGGAAGCAGACTTATTTCAAGACATAATGGGTAGAGTTATTCTTGAAAACGGTGAGTTTGTTGTACCAGACTTTAGGCAAATTACAGATCAGATAGATACTCAACGACGACTTATAAATACAGCTAGGGGCCTTGATAAGGACGAAATTTTAGATGCACAACAGAAAGTATTGCAAGATCGTCTAAATGTTATTAAAGCTTTAGCAGTGAAATCTAGGATAAATCGGGACCCTACAATAAGCTCCCAAACACTGGCTAGTCAGCATATTATCACTCTCCATCAACTTAAAATGACTAAGTTTGAAGAATCCTATGAGGAATTGGATACCATGTATTCAGGGGCAATGATGGATGCTTCAAACTTAGCAGATGAATTTATAGACCAAGGTGTACCCGAAAATACATCAAACTCAGTTCTTGCTGGTGACATTCCCGAAACTAACTCACCTGTAAAAATAGACATTGATCCTGAGGGAAAAACAATACCTACAAAAAGCCTTAACACTTTACAGACAGTGTTTGGTGGTGCGGCTACCCGAGAGCTAGAGTATTTAAATGATGTGCTAGGAGAAGTAGCTTTCTCAGCTATTGTAAAAGCTTCAAAAGCTAGAAATAAAAAATCCTTTGTTCAGTGGTCTAAAGTTAGATCATACTTAAGAACACCCGAAGGACAGGAAGCGATAGCTGAATTAATCCCAGCTAGTGAGGTTACTCCTGAAGTTATAAAACAAATTGCTGACAGAATGTCCCTTCCTATAAACTTTGCAGAGTATCGCAGAATAATATCGCATTTAGGAGAGCAAGCTTACGCAAAAACAAGGGGTTCACGCGGGTTTTTACGTGCTCAATCCACTAGGAACGTCCGTGATAACTTTATTTCGGAGTCTCAGGGAGAAAACGGGTTTGTAACAGACTATAGAAATATTGGTGCAGATGGCACTAGGCAGGGGACACCTTTAGGAAAAGAGGCTAATAAGGCTTTAACTGGAATCAACAACGCTTACATAGATGAAGTGTTAACTCCACTACACAGTCCTATTGCTAGCAAAGTTCTATATGACAGCCAAGGACGAAAAGTAGGTTCAGCGTTAGACTCTGCAAAATACACCCCGGAAAACACCCCCTCAAAACTTTTTGATAGGGTTTTTGCAACGTTCATAAACCTGCGTAAAGACGGGGACGTAGACCCAACGCAATTCTACGAACTAATAGAGGCTCCTCTTGCATTAGCTCTTGGAGGAAGAAGGATTATACCGAGGGGTGCGTTAGACGATAAGGAAGTTATAGATAGCTCTACTAGATTAGATATTTCAAGATTCACCGCTCCTTCTGGTACTGCTAAAGAAATAAAAGAGCAAACTGAAAGTTTAAATACTGTTAGAAATCTGTTTATTTCATACCTAAATGAACAAGTGGATTTGCTCAAAGGATTTGATGATTTTCTAGAGGGTGCTGACTTAGCCGATTTTCCTCCGAAGCTTAGAGATTACATAAACCAAAGATTGGAAAGCATTGATGTTGGCGATACCGGAAAAACAAAGATGGATGCTCTTGGAGAAGAAGTAGAAGCAAAAACAAAAGACCTAGTAGAGTTTATTGAAAGAATAGGTAACATAAAGATATACGACGTTGATCCCCAGACTTCAGCTATAAAAGAAGTTGAGTCTTTAATAAATTTAAATGAAATAGGCTTACTGCACAGTTTTAATGCTCTAAGTGATGTAAACAAAAAGGCTAGTGAAGCTGGCGATCAAGTCAGAAAAGTTTTAAAAGAAGGTGCAGAAAAACTTAAACAAGAAGTAAATACAGAATTTAGTTTTGAAAACCTATCTGCCATAGCCGCAAGGGATTTTGCAAAAGCAGGAGCAAATATTAATAAAGACGTCGACCCTGAGAGCTTGTACAACTTAATACGGGAAGAAAACGCTTTAGAAACCATAGCCAGTTTAAGGCAATCCTACATCAACACTATAAAAACTCGTGCAAAAATAAAAAATAAGGAGCTTTCAGAAGAATTTGTAGGAGACATATTTGACAATCACCTTAGATACCTTCTTGGTAAATACATCGACGATGAGACGACTGTTCTTGCACCCGGTCAAATTTTTGAAAGCACAACAGATGGAATAAGTCAAAGAACAGCACGAGAGGTTGATTTAAATAAATTACAAAAATTACTTGGTGATGACAGTCCGGGTGCTACTGAGACAGACAGAATAGTTGCTGAAAACTTAAAAACAATATTGAGAGACCCCACCAAAAAGGACTTGCCTTTAGGTGAAGATTCTCACTATACTAGTATGAAAGCAATCGTCGATTACCTCGTACGTAAAAACACATCTTTTAATTCTGTGAACTTAGTCGGGGAAGCACGATCACTTTCTATAGAGTCTTGGCTAAGTCGCATTTATTCCATATCTCGTGGCGTTGTTTCAACCCGCTATGTCTTATCCGAGTTTTTAATTCAACACTCTCGTGTCAAAGGACAAAAGCTATTTGTTGAATCGATGCGTGATCCCATTTTAGCAGATCAGATTGCACGAATGATAAAAACTGGAGAGGTTCCACAGGGTGCTGACCAGAGAGCATTTTCTGAAGCGATGGTATCTGCTATCTTAAGAGGAATACGAGATACCGCAAGTCCCGAAGAAATTCAAGAATTAGAAGAGCAAGGGGCGTTTACAGACGAGGCAAGGGAAGAAAAAATCAACGCTCTTGCAACGCAAATGAGTGATATATTAGACAATCCATCCCCCGGAGTATAGTACCTACAGGAGTTGAAATGAAACCCTACACAAACCCATCCCGTAAGCCCATGATGCTAGGGGGTGTTACCCGAGTAAAACGCATGTCTGGTTCTCCTAAAAAAGGTGAAAAGGCACCACCAAAAGGGCCAATAACCGTAGGCTCTATGCAAGGTGCAACTCCAGAAGAAATGCAGATGCAAAGAAGAGAAGAATTGGAACGCTTGTATGAAAGATCCAAGGATAACCCTGAGGACTTACGACGTTACAAAATGGGAGCCGAAAAAAACACTCCCGACGGTATGATGATGCGTAACATCCTCATAAACGCTGGAGAAGTTGATCTTCCCCCCGGCGACCAAGAAACGCCATAATTTTTAAAATATTAGGAGAACTAAAATGCCCCTCAAAACAACCGAAGCTAAGAAAAAAGCTAAACGCCCTTTGAAAAAGTACAAGCCTAAGGCAATGGGTGGTAAGACTACCAAAGGTAAGACCACCAAGGGTAAAGCTATGATGTACGGGGGCGGTGCCTCCATGACTCCTAAAAAAACCATGATGATGAAGAAGGGCGGTATGCCGATGGCTAAAGACCCTAAAACAGGTAAAATGGTTCCTGCATTTGCAATTGATGGTAAAGGTAAATCTATGTACGGCGGCAAGAAAACTAAGGGCAAAGCCATGATGGGTGGTAAGAAAACTAAGGGCAAAGCCATGATGGGTGGTAAAAAAACCAAAGGCAAAGCCATGATGGGTGGTAAAAAAGCCAAGGGTATGGCTCGTGGGGGCCGGGGAAGATAGCGATGGCTGAGTCGGCTAAATATACACAGCCCCCTCGTAAAGCGCAAAAATCCGCAGAACTTAATCCGCTTACTCCTAAACAAATAGCTCTAGGAAACAAAATAAGAGCGGGCATTGAAAAAGCACTGGTGCCAGCCATGCTTACCACTGCGGCCATAGGGGTTGGAGGAGCTATTGCTGGGACTCGTAAGCTATTGGCACGAGATAAGTACAAAAGCAAAAGAGACCGCCTACTTAATAAAGTACAAAAGCCAGATAACATGTAGGAGATTAGTACCATGCACAAAGAACACGAGGGAACATGTTGCCACGAGCATGACGGTGAGCATCACGAGCATGAGGGAGAGTGCTGTCACGAGCACCATGAAGAAGAAGAGAAAGTAGAAGATCAACATGAGTAATCAGGAGGGAAGAGTATTTCGTCGCATTGATGAAACCGAAAATACGCCACGCCGTGCTCAAGGATCTGCTGAAGTTGATGGGCAGGTAGCCCCTTCATTTCGTGAAAAATATCGCATAGGACAAGCAAGAAGTCCTAAACCCAAGGGACGATCACGAATGAGAATGTTGGATTATACGAAATCCAATAGATACGGACTTCAGAGTACTTAAAATAAGAAGAAAACATTTGGGGGGCTGAGGTCCCCCTTTTTTTATTCCTCTGCGTACAGGTTATTGAACGTGATGCTAGGATCAGTGTACGTACTATGCCCTTCCGCAGAGTGAACGTACTGGCTGGGAGCAAAGTCAGGAGCACCTTCTCCTGTTCTCCATAGGGCTGGACTCGTAGCCCTAACCCGGTTGTTTGGCAGGGCAACTACATTTCCTTCCCACTGCCCATCTGTAAGATACAAGACATGAGACTGTTTGTGTTGATCTGGTGAATCTGCAATATCGTTCTCTGTGTAATCTACAGTAAACAAATATCTTGCTTCATAAAACTCACCATCTATTTTTGCTATCCAAGGACTTGAGCTAACCCGGTCCATCACGATAACTTCATGATTACGTGACTCACAGTCCCACGGCTGTGCTAAGTGATCCTCCATCCTTTCAGGCCACTCCTCCAGTTCCATATCAAAAACCAGAGCTTGAATGGGCATCCTTGCCCACATTGCACCTCCGTGTATATTTTCAAGACCCTCTTCAAGATCAATCTCACAACCCGTGAACACAACCTGAAAAGTAAGTGACCTATCAGTTATAGTATTTACAGCGATTGCAAGTGCATGAAGATATTCACCGTGGTAATCCTGATGATTAGCTGTGAATTCTTTTCGTACCCAACATTTAAAGTACGGTATGTTTGATATGAGGTAGGACATTAAGTTCTTTCATCCTTCATTTTTTCTGATAAAACTCTAAAGTACTTTCTTACTACCTTTCCTACTCTATGACTGTAAACAGGGTCGCCCAGCTTACGAAGCACAGATTCCATACTAGGGGTGTCTACACAATTAAGATCAAACTCTAAGTTTCCATCACGGTTTAAATGTATCGTAAAATTCAACAACCTTGCTCTATTTTCCATAATTCGCTTATCGGTAAGTTGTAACAATCGGCTTTAAAAATAAAGTTATTACTCTCGTCCATGTCGCCCTTCTTGTATCTTACCGCTTTTGCGTAGTATTCATCTTTAGGTATCGTACCTAATATCCAAGCTTGTTGCAAGTTATTTAAAACTCTTACGAACACGTAGTCATCACACTCCTGAGACGAACCGTGAGCCGCTACAGAGCACTCATAATAGTTTTTTGGAGCGGAGGTACACCGCTTAGTCTTAACGTCGACTGTGCGACCCGTGCGTGGATCTGAGAGATCATAATGCTGTGTGGGTGTATGTTCGTATTTCATATAATCACGAACTATGACCTCCCCCAAAGCTCCAGCAGAATTTCCGTTACCCCGGGTGATGCTTCCTTGCAACACCATCACTCCACTAGCAATACGTTCAGCTTCCTTAATCTGATTAGGAGTCGGGGTGATACGAATCATGACGCTACCTTCCACCCCCATTCGCCTTCCATTCCGTTAGCGTTGTAATCTGTTACAGTGCCCTCAAAGAAATTTTTATGGGATGCACCGTTTAGCACCCACTCCAACCACGGGACGGGATTCTTCTTAACTTTCCAATTACCTTTAAGACCTAGTTGAATCAACCGTCTGTCTGCAATGTACCGAATGTACTTCTTCACTTCTTCTGAAGTAAGACCCTCTACCGGACCCATCTGAAAAGCATTGTCTATGACTTTGTCTTCTAGCTTTATGCCAGTACGGAACATTTCGTATATATCTTTTTTAAACTCATCATTAACAATACGAGGGTGCTCGTCACAAAACTCCCTAAACAGTTTGACCATACCGTTGGTGTGCATCGTCTCATCTCTGATGCTCCACTCTACAATTTCACACATCCCCCGCATCTTACCAAACCGCTGGTAATTAAGTAGCATAACAAAAGCAGAAAACAGCGACATGCCCTCGTTCATAACAGAACGGGCAATAGCTTGGGCAGTCCCAGAAACTGTGTGAATATTGATGTTGCTCATAAATTCAATCTTATCAGACATTTCTTTGTATTCCAAAAACGCTGAAAACTCCTCCTCTGGTAACCCTAAGGTATCATTAAGGAGTGCGTAAGCCCGCTGATGAACAAACTCCCTATTAGCAAAAGATGTAAGCATAGCACGAATTTCATTGTTTTTAAATTTTGGAATATAGTATTCAAGATAGTTTCTCCCAACCATCACGTCAGACTGTGTGAACAACTTTAGTATTTGCGTAATATGATTTTTTTCGTGACTGCTTAACTTACCAGACTGCCACTGTGCAACATCTTCCTGTAGTTTACACTCCCATTCACCCCAGTGAATTTTTTCGTGGGAAGTGGCGGCTTCCACAGCCCAAGGATACTTAAACGGCTTGTAAGTTATTGATTCTTCTAATAAAGACATTTGTTATTCCTAATTATTATAGACAAAAAAAAGGTCTTCAAAAGACCTCCACGAATACTCTTTAAATAAAATATTAATCATCATTCTCAGAGTCGTCAAGAGTGGTTTTTTCAACCATGTCTACAATCCCGCTGTAACACATTGGGCATAAAGAAAAAGGCAATATTCCGATGTAACCTTTCATACCGCCTTCTTCTTCAATTTTAAATTCACAGGAACAGATATTGCAAATATCATCTGGAACCAAACCCTCCATGCCGTCTATGCCTGACAAACTGCACACTCTTCTGCTTCAGGCTCTGCATCTTGTAATGCTACCCGGTCTACCAAAAACCCTACGTGATCTGCCACAGCACCTGCATCAGTTCTTAAGTAGTACAAAGACTTAAGTCCTTGCCTCCACGCCTGTAGATGAACAGCGTTAACCTCAGCTTTTGGAGAACCTGCTGGGAAAAATAAGTTAACAGATTGGGATTGGCATACATAAGGTTGTCTGTCAGCCGCATGGTCAACTACCCACGACTGATTAATTTCATACGCCGTCTTAAAAACCTCCTTTTCCGCCGACGATAAGAACTCCAAGTGCTGGACAGAGCCTTGATGCGATACAATGTTTTTCCATGTTTCTTCATCATTCTTATCATAAGCGGCAAGCACCTTTGCTAATTCTTTGTTTTTGATAAGGTGAGCACCCGCACGAGTGCGGTGAGTATAGGCGTTAGCCTTCAACGGCTCAATAGAAGCACTACAGCCACATATTATGGAACTGTTAGCATTGGGTGCGATAGCTATAAGATGAGCGTTACGCCGCCCTGTGCCTTTCATATCGGGGGCCTCTCCCTTTTCCGCCGCAAGTTTTTTTGTTGCTTGCGTCGCATCAAGATGTATCTTTTGAAACATACGCGCATTTTCAAGTTTAGCCTCATCTGTTTCCCAAGGAATTTGATTAGCTTGCAAATACCCGTGAAAACCCATAGCTCCTAAACCTATTGAACGTTCTTGCTTTGCAGAGTAGACAGCTTTTCCAAGTTCTTCTGGTGCATTTCTAATAAAGTATTCAAGGACGTTGTCCAAGAATCGGACCAAGTCTTTAACCATTCCTGTTCCACTCCATTCGTCGTACTTTTCGAGGTTGACGCTGGAGAGACAGCAGACAGCCGTGCGTTCTCCAGATGTAGGGAGAGTGATTTCAGCGCAGAGGTTAGAACCTCTAACTGTGAGACCAAGTTGTTTTTGAGAATCTGGTAGCCCTCTGTTTGAGGTATCGATGAAGTGTAAGTATGGCGACCCAGTTCTGAAACGAGCTTCAAGTATTCTTTGCCACAATTCTCTAGCTGAGATTGTATCTCTGACATCCCCCGCATGAGGGTCTCGTAATTCCCATTGTTTGTCATTTTCTACAGCCTCCATAAATTCATCTGTAATGTTAACGGCATTAAATAGATTAAAACACTTACGGTTGGTATCACCCCCCGTCGGTACTTTAAAGTTTATGAACTCTATAATATCAGGATGCGAAACGTCAAGGTACGCCGCATACGACCCTTTACGTGTACGGCCTTGCTTCCAAGCTTGCATTCCTGAATCCACCACTTTCATAAACGGGATGGGTCCGGGAGCCTTATCTGATATGCCCCGCACGTCAGACCAATGACCTCCTACACCACCACCCTTTACAGATAGCCATGCAACCTCAGTATTGTGAGATATAAGGGAATCCAAATTGTCGTCAATATAAGTAAGAAAACAACTGATAGGTAAACCTTTTGCACTTTGTCCAGTTTTAGGAGCGTTACTGAGCACAGGGCTAGCAAACATAAACCAACGCTTGCTAGCATATTCATAAATACGTTGAGCAAAATCATAGTCTCCCTCACAGTAAGCTAATGCGGCACGAGCAAAAGAGTCTTGTGGGCTTTGCTCATCTGGTAACATGTAGTAATCCCTCAGTAACTTGAGAGCCTGTTCTGTAAAGTCCTTATCCCGTGAATAGTCGACGTCAATCATCCTGTTCTAATTCCTTTTCTCCACGCGCACTATACCATGCCGTTTTTCCTACATTCATCAAAGGAGTGTCTTTATCATTGACACGTAGTAAATACTTTAATGAATTACCAATTAAGTAACCTTTAAATTGTTCAGGAGTAAGAACATCCTTAATAATATCAATAGCTTCCCACTTTTTCTTCTTATAATGTTCAGGATTTTTCCAATCATCGTTTTTCATTGCGTTTGACCAAAATCAACTTGAATTACATTATCCTTTATTTCTTTAACTTTTTCCAAATGTTCTGGTTTGAGCTTGTCTTCTCCCACCACTTCTGCGAGCGTCTCAAGACTAACCCGCGAAATGCCCTTAT